TTGTTTTGAGTTGTTCTTTCAAAGGATCAAGTGCAGTAGCATCAGTAGCACTTGGCATGGCCTCTTCAGCTTCTTTGCGGGCTTTACGTAATTTAATATACCCAAGAGTAACGGCTGCAAGTGCTCCTGCCCAAACTCCAAGTGAACCTACGATCATTGCAACTCCACGAGCTGAAGTTACTGATGCAACATCTAAAGCTTTTAACATCGTAGTACTTGTCATTGCCGCCTTTCCAAACTTTACAAGGGCAATGACGCCTTTACCTAAATGATATACTAACTCAACAAGTCCAGATGCTATGTAAATTACAGATGATAATAACAATGATAAAGGTCCAATTGCAGCAGCAGCAGCTATTCCAATAAGTCTGAACCGTTTTTGCGCATCAGTCAGAGTATTCCATTTTTCAGTAAGTCTATCAAGTAAATTAGTAAGTTCCTCTAATATTTCAACTATTGTTGGAGCGATATCCTTCCCTAAAGTAATTAAGGATCCCTGTAATCCTGCTAATGCTTTATCCATTCTAACTTTCAAAGTCCCTTCCATTGCCATAAATGCAGCATTTAACGCACCGGTAGATTTGGTAATCTCTCGCATTATTTTGGAATTGTATTGAAAGTTCTTACCGGCTATTGACATAAATCCTGTTAATGCCCTAATATTGGGTAAGACATCTTTAACGGCTTCATCCCCTAATTGCATTTGAATATCACGGAACTCTTGTAATACATTTATCAATCCCTCCGGACCTGACTTTAATATATCCCTCAATTTTTGATAAGATGAACCAGCTCGTTCAAGTACTTTAGCTCCTTGATCATTGGCAGTCATCAACGAATTAAACACCCCTTTAAGATATACTGCCGCATTGGCAGCAGATGAACCTGTTAAGGTCATCGCCGCCATAGCACCAGCTACCTGATCGAATGAAACACCGAGATTTGCAGCGATTGGAATTATTTGTCCCATAGATCGTGCAAAAGCGTCCGCTTCCCCTTTACCTTCACGTACTGCGGCAACTAATATATCAGCGGCTTTAGCAGCCGTGAGTCCTGTTCCTGCATACGCATTGAGTGCAGAAGATAGTAAATCTGCAACTTCTTGAGTTTGTCCAAGACCAGCTGTTGCAGCCTTAGCAGAAATTTCCAATACTTTGAGTGCTTCTGCTCCTTGTATCCCCGATGAGGTCAAGAAATATAAACCTTCAGCCAGCTCTTTAGGAGTCTTACCTACCTCTTTTCCCATCTTCAATAACGACTCTTTCCACTGATCAACTGTACTTTGTGACTCTCCAACTAACCCTACAATCATTTGCATTGAATACTCAAAATCCTTTGTAGCATCCAATACGGCTTTCCCGGCTCCAAGTATAGGGGCAGTAAGAACAGCGGAAGTCAAATATCCAATAGTACGTACACGTTGTGCAAACATATTAGTTTGACTAATTACGTGCTTGAAAGAAGTAGCACTTTTAGCAGCGGCTTTATTAGCAGCCACTCCTAAGTTATTGAGAGCAACTTCAGCTGTTTTTAACTCCCCCCCATCAACTCTCAAATGTATTATCAAACTCCCTAAATCCATAGTGTCACTCTTTTGTTTGATTCGGTTTACTTCTTTTTATCGGTGGTTTTTTAGCAGTCTTAGAAGTAATAGGGGTCCTTCTTTTCCTTGTATTTGCTATTTTTGCAATATTCAATAAGGATTGTTTCATATCTTCTATACTCTGTGTCTTTACTGGTTTCTTCTCACCACTCCAATTAGGAATAAAATCAACTGGGGTATATTGTTTAGTTTTTCCTTTCCCATACAACTTGTTTACAATATTTATAATCAAAGCATTTAATACTGCAAAACTGTAATCATCCCTCCATTTCCCTATTGGATCAAGTCTATCGTATGCTTCCCATTCACTAAGTTGAGCACTTGTTAATTGATCCAATAGGTAATCCGGATGTGGGTATCCTAATTCTCTACAGAGTCGGAAGTAGAATTGCCGTCCTGGACGGCTTCGGAGTTTTTTACCAAATTCTCCTTATCATCTTCCGAAATTTTGTTAATCTTTTGTGCAGTATTTATAATCTTTTCAAGTTTTGCTGCGCTCATATGCTGACTAAGCATTTGAAAATCTCCAGGTTGTAATATAAGATTTCCATCTTCATCACTTACCGTACAAACAGCCAGCTTTGCACGAAAATCTTCAAGAGTTTTTTCATACCCACCTTCAGCATTCTTATTCTCTTTTATAAGAGATTGTTCAAATCTATCACGTTCCCGTCCTGTCATTTGACGAACAAATACGTAATCACCATTGCCAAGATCAACTTTGACAACTTCCAATTTTTCTTTTGCCAATAAGGCTTTGCGATCTAATAGTGCCATTTTCTTAAAATTTAATTTGGTTAATAAAAATAAAATCCTTGGTTAGGAAGTAAACATTTACGGTGTAGTTGTTCCACCTGAACTGAGTAGGACCTGACCGGTAATCTTAATAGTCACATCCGCAGTAATCTTATCATCTGTTGGAATTGTCAACGGAAGTTCCGTAACAAGTCCTTCAAAATCCAAAGAAGTACCTTCAGTATCAGGTAGATCAATTTGATAATTTTGAGCATCATTACTCTCAAAATCTGTTTTCATCAACTCATAAGTAGTACGAGTGAAATTCATAGAAAGCACTACCGTTCCACCATCACGAAAACCTGTGATGAACTCACGATAGCCTCCTGTCGAATCAAGGGAAGTCACATCAATTGTATCCCTTGACATACTTGGACCGGTGATGGAATTTATTTCAGCAATAGCATCCCATTTTCCTGCATTGGAATCCCATCTGTTGAATACTGTTCCAACACCAGCTACCGCATTACTTGCCATTTTTTACCTCCTTTTCTATGCAGATCGTCTCTGCAAATTAAAGTTTACAATAAAGCGTGCATTATTGTTATCATCCCAATCGAGCAGAGCGGGACCACTCGAACAGTAGATAACCGTATATAGAGCACCGTTCCACGTTTCATGTTCTTTGCCGTGTAATAGGTCCTTTATATCATTTGCTAACGTCCAACCATCTATATACGATTTATTCCGTACACGTATTTGAATAGCCGGGCGTTCATACCCTTGATTAGTGAGTCCTAAATCCGGAGGTTGTCCATACGTATCAAATATGGTAACACAATTCTTCGGACTATAAGGCTCAACACCAATAAACAAATTAGTAGCAAAGGATAATCCTAAACCACTATCAGTAACCAACATGTCTTTAATATCTTCACTGGGGGCGTTCATAATATTTCGGTATTCTTTTTCATTATTTTTGTAAATGTACCCACACTGCTATTCAAGTGTGCTTCAAGCCACTTAGGTCCTGATCCAGGCCTACTCCAATTTTCAGCACCTATTTTCTCATGTACTGCCAAAGCATATCCTGCACTATACCCAAAAATAATATTGGGATCAGTTCTACTTCGCACTTCAGCAAGACTGGCAGCCACGATTGATCGGTGTTGAGCGGCCAATTCACCTTTAGTTAAATGTCCTTTACGTGGAGTTTTAAAGTTTCCACTTTCTCCTGTTGGATCATTTACTGATCCAGTAATAGCGGCAACAAACCAACTGGCTCTTAAATTCCCCGTATCTTTTGGAGTATAAGGAGTCTTGGTTTCAGTTCTACGTCTTATATGTAATGCAAATTCAATCATTCCCGTATTACTGTTTTTCTCTAATCTCTTTGCCGCTTCACGATAACGCCTCATTACTTGATCCAATCCTTCAACGGAATGTGACTTTAATGTTGATGTATATTTTAAAGGTCTTGCCATTATTCCCAAGATATATAAGGTGTCAAATATACTTTATTAAAATAATTATCAGTCGAATTTAAAGCCGGTATCCTTTCTGGACGACGGATTAAAAATATGTGCTGTTGCAAATCATCACTAAGATTATCAATATCTACTTCTCCACTGCTTTCCCCTTCACTATCAAGTAAATCATCTATTGTTCCAAGATACAATAATCCATTTTCCTCCAAAACAGTATTCACAAATACTTCTCCCCGTGAAATAAACTCTTCTCCATTTAAACTACGTACAACTTGTGTCATATCTTCCCACCGGCAATCTATTTCAACAGGATCATCATAGGTAAAACCTCCATATCCATCCTTTTGTGGATTTCCCCAATACACTGCTGTTTGGTTCAATTTACTTACTATGAAACTTTGTATTCCCATTAGTCATCGAATTGAGGCACTACAAAAATACTTGCCCGGCTTTTACCCATTTTCTTCATACGTCCGGTATAATCTAAAGTCAATACCATTTGTCCGTATGGAGTAGATTCTAACATCTTTCCGTATTGTCCTGCATATTTTACTTCTGCCTGTCCAAGTTTTTCTGAAACAGTAATGCGTTCAAGTGAACTGGCTACCATATGAGCTGCTAACCACGCTTCCATTTCAGTAAGTAAAGTGGTTGGCATTGAATCAATATCGTATTCAAATACCTTATTAATCAAAGCATTTGCCGCCGTTATACACCGATCAACAAATGTTCGATTTAATGAATCCCCATTTTCCATAAGATCCACAACATCATCAGTCAACGCTCTTACTGCCATTATCCTCTCCTTTCTTTTTTACGATTTGTCCATAATAACGGATCAATAAACGATAATACTTGTGGGGTCCATTTAAGCCCCAACCAATCCAATACATCATACAGCTGTCGGTAATCTCCATTTATCATACGCTCCGGCCATATAATCTTACAATTCAATCCTTCAGTTATCATATCAGCAAAACGCTTTTCATACTCATGTACCATCCATAACCAACCATCTTCTTCAGTTTCAACATTAATCAATTTACGATTTTGTTCACTTTTAAAAGCAGTCATGTATCCCGTTTTACAACAAGCATCAATTATATCCCCGGTTCTTCTACGTACAATAATCCAACGAGCATTTGGAAAAGTATAATCCCACACCCTCCATAATAAAGCGGCTCTTGCACTTTTATACATCCATTTGCCCCCTTTATACCTTTCAGATATTAATTGAGTAGCTATTGATTTTTTCCAATTAATAGGAATATAATCAGTTTCACTTGGTAAAGGATATTGCCCTTTTGGATCAACTCCTATTGATTCAAGGTAAGCCCCTTCAATAAATCTCTGAATTGCTCCATTCTCATAAGAATCTTTATGAAGTGACATATCACCTCCAAATGCTCCGCAAAGGTTAATTACCCCTGCTACAGCACGTGATCCGCTTCGAGGAATACCAGTAATTAATATAGGAGAATCATCAATCATTGTGCATATTTTTGTTTAACTTGTTCTCTTTCCTGACTACGATTCATTCTTGGTACTACCCGTACCTTTTGTAAAGCATGTCTGCGGTAATATGCCAAGAATGAATCACAATACCCCAGTTTTAATCCGGCTTTCAAACACCTTAAATGATACTCGTACTCTTCAGCGGTATTGAGTGTTTCGTCCAACCCTCCAAGTGTTTCAAAAACTTCCCTGCGGTAAAGTAAAGTGGTACTATGAATGTAATTCCTTACAAGCATATCTGCAAGTGTAGGATATTGTAATCGTGGAATCCAGGGTTTTGCAGTTGTACTACCATCCCTGAACTCATAAGTATTCCCATGTATGAAATCTACACCTTGTTCCTCTATTGCATAAACGGCATCTTCAATACTATTCGGGGTAAGCATATCATCTTCGTGTAACCAACGTATGTACTTTCCTTTTGCATCCGGGAGTGCCTTATTGAAATTAGCTGGCCAATTTCCTTCTCCCTGACTAAGAATAATCTGAACATTCTTTGGCACACTATCAACTGCATGCTGCAACCAACCCCTGTCAACTTTGTATGGAATTATAACTGTAACCGGTAATTGTGGAGGAGCAAATCGCTGATTCACATAAGACTTTATCCAAGGAATATCCTGAGCATTGTATATACGAGGCTTGCCATGAAAACACACTATATCAGTATTGTCCGGCAGGTTACTCATTACAATACGTGTACGTGGTTTGAAATCCCTTATTGTACCAGTAAGGTTCTGCCAATAAGCATCAGCCTCTACATACTGACGTAAGAATGCATCCATTCGTTTACCCTTTGCACCAGTAAAGGAATTCCACACTTTGCTAACCTTACTACTGTCTTTTGGGAACCACACAAGTCCGGTTGCAAGTTTACCTTTCTGCCAGAAGTCCTCAAGGGTAATGAATTGTGTTTCATCCTTAACCAATGCAAATATGTTTTCCAAGGATCCTATGACGGCAGTATCAAGATCAATATATAAATAAGGGCGATACTTTTCCATTGCAGGGCTATACAAATGAATGCGACTCCAGGTGCCGATATGATCCTTAGGCAGAGGAATAATCTCAATGTTGCCTAAGTTGTATTCGGTACTTGCCCCATCCCATAAACAAAGTATTCGTGGACGAGTCAGTGCCTTCCACTTACCATTTATATGTCGGGTAATAAGTTCGACATCTCGGAAGGAGAAGTCTCCACCGGAACGTAATACAAGTACTATGGTTTTAATTTCTGCCACAATGTTTAAGTATTTTATTCCTCCAGTATGCAAACATTAATTCTTCTTTAACCAAATCCCAAGTGAATATTTTCTCATTATAGAAATCATTCAACCGTTCAACAGTAACCTCTTCCCAATCATCTACAATTAAGATAGGCAGATGTGCATAAAACATAACATTGACACATCGTTTTACAACCGGTATGGTTCCCAAGTACAGGCATTCCCAAAACCGGTGGCAATCAATTCCACTGCCTTCAGGACAAATCATAAACTTGTGGTTTGCCACATTGGCAAGATACTCATCAAAACGTAATCCATTCTTTCCATGATGCACTGTCATCCAAGGAGCCTCACCAAACAATTCATATGGACGTTGCCTCTGAGCACGATTGGTCTTTATATTGTGATTCATATAAATTAACTTCTCATGTGGAAGTGGTTTCTTCAACATCTCCTCCATTTTGGCACGTTTTCTGAGTCCAGCCCACCAACGATTGTTTTCCAAACCTATTGGCAGGGATTCAATCTTTGGATGAGATAATCCTACATTCTGACTCCACCAATGGATCACACAATCAGGAGGAATCCAATCAGCTGGTTCATCTGCATTGTGTGTTATTATATACACCGGTTTTCCTATCACATCTAATATATCAAATAACTGCTTTGCATAAAATGTATGAGTATAAATAACATCACCTTCATTCAATTTTCTAAAATCCAAATCATTTACAAGATGATTATAATCATCCTTATATCGTATTGATGGAGCATATCTCCAATCCGATATATCCTGAAACTTCTCACCTTGTATCCAATCAATCATTGTATTATAGATTTAATCTTTTCTTTTAATCTTTCAAAAGGATGATCCCAAAGCAATGCCCGATTGTAATTATCTTCAATAGCATCATGTAGTTCATCGTATGTGCTACTATTGATATGATTACAAACCCGTATAATCTCACGCACATTTTTTACACAAAATATACCTTCAGGGTTAAAATATTTTTCAATATTAGTACATCCATAGTAAATAGGAACTGTCCACGAACGGAAACAATCCAATAACTTTTCTGAAAAGTAATTCGGAATAGATGTATTTTCTATTACAATATGAAACATACTATCAAACAGTGGATTCTTTGATGCCCCAAGTACCAATTCACCATTGTAATTTACACTTTTCCAACGTACAAATTTATGAGGTCCTTTTGCATCACCACTCAAATAAAATTGTTTATCCAAAAATATTAAATGCCGGTGATGCCAAAGTTGATGTCGTAAATTATGTCCTTCAAGGCCATTGACATTCTTTCCTCCAACAACAGTTGATACTGAAAATGTTTTACAAGGTGATTTATAATCCCGAACCCAAGTATTAGGAAAATGAAATAACTGTGCTTTTGGATTGTCCTTCAATATTTCCTCATGAAACGTGAGTAAATGAGAATACATGGTCATATTTCGCTTATCTAACGCCCAATGATATAAATCCCCCTTCTTAGGTTCTTCAATAACCACAATACGAGTCTCTCCTTCGGAAAGAGATTCCGTAGGAATTTGATCAATATAGACATGAACCAACTTATTAGTGTCAATATCTATATCAATTTTAAACCCGTAATGAAATTGAACTTTCATATTCTTGCTGCTAAAATATCCTCTTTTTTATAACCATTTTCAAGCACAATCTTATAACCAGGATTGATTTCCAAAACCCATTGTTTTAACATATCAGTATCGAAACCATTGCGTTTTACTTTCCAATCACGTAAATCATCAATAAGTATTGTATGCGTTTTTACCTTGTGATTTTTAATATCTGTAAGCTCTTCACGTAACCGACTGTCCAATGATCCATTATGAGCATCCAACCAAAATGTGACTGGTTCATCTATAATGGAAAGTAAACTACCAAGAAGCTTTCCCGAATCTCCAAGTATCATGTGAACCGGCTTATCTTTAAATCTATTTTTACAATGGTTAAACCAATGCGGATCAAGTTCGATTGAATATGCCAATTCAAATCCTTCATCAAGGGCTTGTTGTATTCCATCCCCTCCCATTGATCCGGTTTCAATAAACACACGGTTACTGTACTTTGCGAATAATCCTTTATTTGCTGACATTTCTTTGTTTTTTTAAGTTTCTACGAGTCCATGATACTGCCCAATGATGTATGGCATAACTATTTTCAGTAACGTATTTATATGGATCCTCTTCATCCCTTACATTGTTTGGAAACGGATAAAAATACTCAGTTGGAAAAGCTACCACATGACCAACCGCATTACGAAGAAAACATTTGGTAAAGTAATTTGGCCCTGTGGCATTCATTATTTGTGACGGTGTATTGCCATGGTAATCTGAATCCACATTAACACAATCATTCATAATCGGATGATTTGGTACAGAAGCAATCAATCCATTATACAATTGAAGTACACTATCATAACTGATACCGGTAAAGAAATCAAGGAACATTAAATCATCAAATGGTTTTAAGCATTCAAAATCAGTATCAACATACAATCCTCCAAATTGTCTAAGTATCTCATATCTCATTATATCTGATTTCATTGCTGGATTGTGTGCAGATACAAATAAACGTTTTGCTTTAATTTGAATATTGTCTTTGTCTGTCCACAATTTATATTCCCAATCAGGATGCATAGTTTTCCAAGAATCCATATACTTCTTATAAACATCCGGGACCGGTCCTCCTAACCATATTTGATGGATTTTCTTTGGAATATTATAAACTTGTCCATTTGGATGATAGTGTTCAATAAACAACTTTTGAACAGTATCCCACGAATACGATCCATAGAATTGAATAGGATCAAATCCATAAGACTTCCTGCAAGAAGTTTCAAACAATATTTCATTATTGCTTATCATATAAACACTTTATCTTTTATCAAGTAAAAGTTCAGCCATATACGAACCTGACTGTCCGGGAATTCCTGTTATTAATGCTTTTTTACACATAATCTTCTATTTTGATCCAATGTTTTGGATAATGGTATTCGTCAGATTCTTTTTCGGTACGTCCGAGAAAATGCTTCGGACGGATAACTATTTTACCCTGATAATCATTTAGTAGTGCTGCCCACCAACTAAATGTACTGTTTGGAATAATTTGATGCTTACAAAATCGCATCAGTTCAAAGCATAAATAATCTTCCAAATCAACAAACGTAATCTGCCTGTTTGGGAAATATGCCTTCAGGAAAGTATCCTTACACCAAGGAATGTCATCACTAAAGAAAAACAAATCTCCTTTGACAGCCTGAATAGCATTAAAATAATACTTCATTGGTAGATTACCATACCCTCCCTTGCGTTGATGTAAATAATCCCCCCGACGAACATGAACAGCTACAGATTCACAATTCCAAATAAGCTCTGCCATCTTCATAAACTCTTCAGTATAATAATCAGTGCGTAATTGAAATTCTTCATACAAATCAGAAAATATGGATTCATAATAACTGTAATATTGCCAATATCCATCGAAATTGTTTTCATTAATCATGTTAAACACCTTTGGATTGTACCCAACTCTTTTTTCATATATAGTAGGGTTAGCGGGAATAACCTCATGTATGTCAAGAGGGGGAATTTTAAATAAAGGTAATCTAAACGGACGAGGGTATTGTGATTGTTCAGTGCGACGAGGGGTGTACCAACTAACATCGTAAGCTACCGATTTACTATTCTTCAGTAACATTTTTCCAAATGCATATTGAAACATTTGATTACCTATCCCTCCTCGCATTTTAACTACGTTCATTTTCCAAGAATTCTTTTAATGATACTTTACGAAATTGTACAATTGCACTATCAGGATTCAAATTCACAATTTCAATCCCTAATCTTTTAGCATCCCTTGCAATTTGTTCACATCCTCGCATGTGGCGACGGAAGGGCAAACGTCGTAACCGTTGTTCAGTTGTAGCTTTGCCTCGCTTATAAACATCATGAAAATGTTGATCTTTTTCATCGGAAAGTTTCATATCGAATCCAAGTAACATAATTCGTTTTGCTCCGGCTTGAGCTGCTATACTTATTGCAGCACATCCAGAATTAAAATTCCAACTTACTTTACCCGGCTCCATACTTATTCCTTTAGAGTGGCTTACATCACGAGCCATACACTTAACGAACCCATCACGCCCAGGCTGCTGATTACAAGTAACCTTTAAACCCGGAAACTTAGCAAGTTCATTCTTGTATTTAAGATAAAACCCATTGTCCCCAAAGAAACATATATCAATCCAATTTCCGATCATAAATGCAACATTAATGCCTATTACATGTTTATCATGTATTACAGACATATATGGAGATAACTTACTAAGAGGTTCAACACCTTCCTTTATTTTCTGAGCAAGTTCTTTTGGAATACCAAATTGCTCATTTATAGAAGGTCCTCCACCTATTATCCATACATCCCCTCCCTGCCACATACAAGGAACTTGCCATTTCATTTCTTAGACAAATCCGTAATAAGTTTTTCAGCAATGTCCTTTGTAAGAGGTTTTTCATTAATGGATTTCCAAATAGTTTCTCCATTTTCATCCTTCCCTGCCGGATACACTACATCAAAGAGTGATTTACTTTTACCACGAGGTTTAATCGTGTATTCAGTTTTTACTGCTTCTACCGGAGCTGCTTGTTTTTCAGCATCCCCCAAATCTTCAAGAGGAATGATTACATCCCGAAAAGAAGCTGGTATTTCATCAGGACGGGCTTTGAACCGTTCATTGGGTTTTATAATCTTGTGATTGAATCTTAAAGACCCTCCTCCAGTTTTTTTCCACCAAATTTTCCCGTCTGTTTGTGCTTGTTTTGTACGTTCCATAATTTTCAATTTTTTAATTAAAAATAATGACTTGGTTAGTCATTATTAATTGTATTAAAATGAAGCTGCAAGGTGAACAATACCAGTTTTCCCATTCTGATCACTTCTGATCTGGGGGACCTGAATTGTCATAACTTTGAATTTATGAACCATACCACCTTCAGTACTCCACTGAACATTGGTTAGACCCATTCCACGTACAAGACGAACAACATCGCTTGTCATCTGCACAAGAAGCACATTGTTAGCAGGGAGTGTATCTACAACCTTGATTCCCTGAATACCTCCGAGTTTCATAAGTCTTTCACGAATTGTCATAAGTGAAGAACCTGATACATCGTAGTCATCATCCATTACAGTTTCATAAGCTGTAGGAATATACATCTGCCAAGGTCCATAATGATAATTGGAAATGCTTAATGCTTTCATCTCCTGTACATCCTGAAGAATCATGGCTCCTGTACATCCTGAAGCATCCCAAGGGACAGACAGCTTTACCTGGCTACGATCAGGATAATTCAAGTAACTGTAAATGGTATTCCGATTTCTGGAATCTTTTTCACCATAACTATATGTAGTATCAGTGAAAAACATGTTTTCCAATTTTTCCAGTACTTTCCGACCTGCACGTTCAGCAGCAGTAGTATCAAGCGGATTACCCAGTTTACGTGATGCCTGCAATACCCTTTCGTTGATTTCATAATCAACGTGAATAATAGGTATTGGTAAATAATTGTGCTGGAATACAGGACGACCCCCAATGCTACGGGTTACTCCATCCATTGTCAGATCAGCCTCCATAGCATCACTTACGTCATGCCATTCAAGAACTGTTGTACCCATTCCGTTTCCAAGATCATAAGTAAGCCCTTTGGAAACAAGGTCATCAGCCCCACCAAGACGAGAACGGGAAACTTCAATAAGAGCCTCATCGAGTCTCTTCCATTCGTCTCTGCGAAGTGTGCTCCCAGCATTTGCCATAATGGGTTGGTTGTAATAACTCTTAGGATCATTAGGGTCTCCCCCTTTGAACACAGAAATATATACCCTTCCATCTTTTTCATTAAGCCACGGGCGCATTTTATTCACGCTCAAAGCACTTTCAGAAGCAAATTTGCTGGCTACGTCACCAATACCTCCGCCTCTTCCTATTAAATCAACGTTTTTATCCATTTCTTATCCTCCTTTTTTATGGTTAAACAATTCTAACCTTGATATACTGTGAATTTTCAGCAAGGCTTGAATCTCCACCTCCACCGGATAAGCTATCAAGTTCACGTGATTCAAGAGCTACACCAACAATATTCTTAGTGTAGATTGTTTCTGAAGGATCAGATGAAAGAGTAGTTGCTGTGTGTTTCTTCAAAGTCCCACCACCAGCCGATTCAAGAAAATCACCAGGTGCGACACTTTCTCCATCTGCCAAACGTGCATACACTATTTCCCCAGGTTGAGCAACCCAGCACTGCACTTTATCAGCAGCTGCATAGTCATCCTCAATGCCACGACCCTGAAGTTCATCTTCAAGAGCAAACATTGGTAGAGCATTCCCGCCTTCTGTGGAATGGTTCTGTACCGTTCCAGAAGAAGTGAGTTCTATCAGATTACCGGGAGTAATTACAGACGCTGCTGCATATTCCTCAATAATATCCTGATATTTTTTCAGTTTAATTGTGTTATAAGTAGTTGCCATTTTTTACCTCCTTTTCCTACTTTTCTTTAGACATACCAAATCCAGTAGGAAGCAAAGGTTCTTCCTGATCAGCACTTTCAGGTCTGCGTATTCCAGCACCATAGAGTGAATAATCAGCAGGAGCTTCTTCCTCTTTCACTACCGAATTATGAATTCTTTCCAACATATCATCATCCAGGTCTTTCAGCCTTTCTGCCGGCCAAATGTCTTTAGCATTTGCCTGGATTCCTGCAATGTACTTCTCTCTCCTTTCCTTCAGCTGCTTTTTACCAAAGGCAAGAGCAGCCTGATCTTCAGGAGTGAGCTTGTTCACTTCGACTTCAACTTTCTTTTCGACCTCTTTTTCAATCACCTTTGGGGCAATTTTATCAAGTTGATCTTCAGAAAGTGTTTCGAGCCATTCCCTGTCAGCTTCGGCAAAGCTTGATTCCGCATTGGCAATCAGAGCATTTACTTTTTCAAGACAGGCAGGGCACGGATTCTTTTTCTGTGTCATGTTAACCTCCTTTGATTGTTTGTTAATACTAATATAATCCACCTGTTTGCGGACTTCGACAGGGTCCCCTGTAAGTTCGATTTTCCCGCTCTCGAACGTATAAGATTGCCTGTATAACGTTGAACCATCATCTGAACTTTGATTATATACAAGATAATCGTCGTACATTTCTTCAAGATAATGGTATTTTCCATTTCGATCCAAACCCCGAAGGGCAGAATACACAGCATCCATCTTTTCTCTATACCCTTTAGATTGATAATCCCCGATATGAGAAAGCAAGAATCCCTCCTTACTGAACGATAGGACGGTATCCTTGATCTTAGAATTTTCAAGTAATTTAGTTATCTCCATATCATTATTTGTTTGGTTTACTCCAAGTCCACATCCATCCGCCAACGAACAAGCACCAATAGATTCAGGAAGAATTGCTAAATGATCAGGGCGATGATTGTGTGCAATTTTGGTATATTTTTCATCTTGCCATATACCTTCCACATCTTCATTATCCGTAAATACACCAACACTCACTTCCAATTCTTCCCCTTCAACTATTTTGTTGTATAAATCAACGCTTATCTCCTGCAATTTCAATTCATCAATCCATGCTTTAGCTTTTAGTTTCGTACCATCCACAAATGTATCAAATATGTTACCAATGCCACATTGTTCAAGAATTTCAGGATCATTAGCCGATACAGGAATCCCATCAATCATTGGATGATCAATTACTATTGGACGACCATTCCAAGATTCAGGAACTTTCCCAAGTTCATCTATTGAATGGTACACGGCTCCCTGACTTCCAGCATGTACTCCTTCAACCATCATAACAACCGGGATAACTAAATAATCACGATTCTCTCGCTTTCGTTTATCAATCTGATAGCCGGTTTGGAAATTAGCAACAAAAGAATATGATTCATTTGCACCTATTGAACTATTAGCAATACGAATAGCCTTTGGAGCACAAGTTTTATCTGATTCCCCTTTTGCAAGGCAATCTAATAAAACTTTATTAGCTATTTTTACCCACTTCTTTTTTTGTTCAGCAGTGAGTCCTTTTTTATGTTCATCAACATCTCCCGAAGTCCACATAGTTTTATCCCTCCAAATAGATTAAAGATTTATACTTCTTAATCATTTCTTTGTATTTATCCGGTCCTATAACTTGAATAAACAATGTACTATATTCTTGTTTAAAATTTAAAAATCTCTCATAAGCATCTTTTAGCCATCTCCCTTTAACTTCAATCCATAAATCCAATTCGATTATATAAAAATCAGGTCTATACGTTTTGCCACTCGATAACTTAAATGATTTAGGTTCATATTGAACTGTATATCCCAAATACCTATAAATTCTAAATACATTTGCTTCCCAAGAAGATTTTACAAAAACTCCCAAATCCTTTCTATACCCTGTTTTTCCAAATTTAGATTTATATGCATTCGGATGTTTATGCATTGGATTATTCTTTCCAGTCATTTCAGGTCTTTTTCTACCCAAACAAAAATTCCGTATCTTCTCTTTAGCCTCTTCTGAATGCTTTCTTCCTTTACTTTTTAATGACAGCTTTAACTTAGTTTCCTCTGTTACTTTCTTTCTATTAGGATATTTTCTTCCCAAACTCGATTGTCTTATTCTTTGTTTTGCTTCTTCCGTATGAGTAAATAATCCATGCTTCCCTTTATTGGGATTAGGTTTTCCTTTATGCGATAAAGATAGACGCAATCTTCTATCCTTTGAAAACTTTTTACCTTTCAAAGATTCAGATATTTTTCTTCGATGCTCTTCTGAAAAAACACGATTCTTTTTATGTATATATACTCCTTTAGGCATCTATTTTCCTATCGTTTTAAGTTTAAATAAACCGGCTTATTCATATAAACTATCTCTTTAAGATCAAAATCACCTTCCGGCTTTAAAATTACTATATTTTCTAAAGACTCCAAAATATAATCATCCCCTGCAAAATGACTGAATCCCTCATACTTATAATTATCATCCCTTCCACTACCAACCATTATAACCGGCACCATTTCTTTATTAATGTAATTGCGTATAACTTCAAATGGTCTGAATAATAAAAACGGTGTGATAGAATATGTTATTGGAATACGTCCTGAAAAAGCCATTCCTACTGCCATATCCATCATAACCTGCTCAGAAGCTCCTACATTGTAAAACTGAGCTGTCAGATTGTTACGTATTTTATCTAACATACCAAATCCCATGTCAGCCGTAATAAGAATGATATTACTATCATTACACATTAATTCGTATAAATCTCTCCCAAATTTACGTCGCATACCTTTACATAATGAGCTGTTAAACCATTTAAACCATAATCTTCAACCTTTGTGTGATATACTTTAATATCAGGAAAAATGGTACATACACTCGACAACATCCATTCTTCTACCTTATTATAAGCAGACCATCCATTCCAATTAATATGGAGATCCAAATTAGTTATATTGTACCGTGTGATTACATTGGCAGCTTCCCAAATAATTCCTTCATAACATTCCCCGTCAGAAAGCAAACAATGAACCTTACGAGACCTGTCAGCAAGTGACATTCCTACAGCAATACCAAGTCCATGCCCTAAACTACCTGTTGAACAATCAATCATATACTTTTCACTGCGTTCAGGATGAGTGCCACAAAAATCAAATATTTCCTCAGCATCAAAACCAAAATACTTTTCAAGTACCACATATAAAGCAAGTCCGGCATGTCCACATGAAAGTATAAACGGTTCGTATGGCTTCTTATCACGATAAATACTATCAATAATATCAACTGAAGTCAAACAACTCCCAATATGAGTCAATCTCTTTTTACTCGATATTTCAAGAATGCGCTTATGTAAATCGTTCAACTTCTTCATTGCAATATTTCTTTAATGCAATCACACACATATTTAACTTCATCCCATGTTATCCGATGTCCACTTGGAAGGTTTATTCCATTATTCCCCAAAAATATTGCGATAGGGTTATCAACTAATTTAAACATGCGAAATGAACTTATAGGTGGAAAAAATGGACGAGTGTCAATTTTACGGTCCTTTAACTTCTCCATAAGTACATTTCTACATACACGGAATTCCCGCTCTAATACTATTGAAGTCATCCAATAAGAAGGTTGGATGTGATCCGTCATTCCTCCATTAATACGTAATCCATCAATTTCTCCCAATTCATCAAGATACCAACTAAATATCCGACGTTTCTTAGCAACCAACTCTTCAATACGTTTAAGTTGAGCAAGTCCAAGTGCCGCTTGAAGATTACTCATTTTGTACTTAAATCCTATATCACTTATATCAAACCCTGCACCTGAACGACCATGTTCATTATAATGTTTGGCTTTTTCAAAGAGTGCGGTATTGTCCGTCACCAACATACCACCTTCACCGGTTGATAATGTTTTTGCACCTTGGAAACTAAAACACCCCGCATCACCAAATGATCCTGTACGCCTACCATGATACATTGCACCTACTGAAGGAGCAGCATCTTCCACAATAGACAACCCATATTGTTTTGCAATGTCACTAATATCATTCATATCCGATGGTTGCCCATACAAATGAACTGGTATAATCGCCTTAGTACGTTTTGTAATTTTACGACGTATATCATAAGCATCAATACACCATGTATAAGGTAAAACATCAGCAAATACAGGAGTGGCACCAGTATAACAAACAGCACTGGCAGTTGCAATCCATGACATATCAGGAACAATAACTTCATCCCCTTCCCCTATTCCAAGAGCAACAAGTGCTAAATGTAACGCCCCTGTACAAGAAGAAGTAGATATAGCATACTTCACACCAATATACTCTGCAAATGCAGACTCAAATCGTTTAATGTAATCCCCCCAATGTTCACCAACACCATTGGTAACAGCGTCCATAACGTAATCAATTTCACGTTGTGTAATACTTGGGCCGGCTGTTAAAATCATTTTATCCATCGTATTTCATATAATTAAAAAACTTATCTGGTTGCCTTCCTTTTTGTTCCCTTGATGGTAATTCTACCCATTCTACAATATCCGGTCCCACTTTTTCAAATAAAGGGATCTTACGCAATGTTTTGAATCCATTTCTTTCATAAAATTTGATAGCATGTTCATTTTCTTCCAATACTCTTAAATAAATATCATCGAGTAATAACCTTTCTTTTCCCCAATGAATTAAAGTTTGTAATGCCAAAGACATCATTCCTTTATCAAATCCCTTTAATCCTCTTACAACATTATCTATCTCAGCTGAACGGAATCCAAAATTAAATGTTGAGTATCCTAAATGACCAATCACCATTCCAGCAATAGAATGAATAAAAAACAAAATACGATACTCATTTGGAAGAAGTATATTCTTATACCAATTCTCAGTTTTCTCCAAAGAAGCTTCAAATCTATTAGCAAACCCAATTGGATTAGCTTCCCTCCATCGCATTATCATCTTTGCCAATGTTTCATTATATTTTGAAACCGGCCGCAAATACCCTTTGGTAATACCTTTTTCACGAATCAACAAAACAATATCCTCTTCAAAAGGAATCCCTTTGTAAGTACGAATGATTTGCCGTATGTATTCTTTATATTTCATTAAAATGATTTAATAACACCATATATATAATCAAAAAGTTCATCCCCATAATGTGGAGCGGATCCCAAAAAGAAAACCTTATCAAGCACCTTATTCGCTTCAGGATACTTTTTACAATCATCCAAATGTGAATACCCCGGATGTAACAATATATTCCCCGAAAAGTAATTACGAGTCTGTATTTTATAAGTTTCAAAATGCTGCACTAATCGTTGTTTCAATTCTTTACCTTCACAAATAAATGGAACACCAAACCAATTAACATCAGATTTCGCAAAATGATGAACTCCAACAACTTCAGGAATATGGGATGTTACAATACGTTCAATAATTGCTTTACTCCGTTTGCGACGTGACGATATTTCAGTAAACTTTCCTAATTGAACTATTCCAATAGCACCTTGCAAATCAAGCGGCTTGAAATTGTATCCCATGTGAGAAAATACATATTTATGATCCACTACACCATCATACAACGGGGTAAGCCATTTGCTAAATCGTTTTCCACAAGTTCCTTCCTTTAGTAAATTATTACTACCTACACAATAACAATCCCTTCCCCACCATGATAGACTGTTTACAATATGCATCAACTTTTCATCATCCGAACTAATCATACCACCTTCACCGGTAGATATGTGATGGGCAGCATAAAATGAGCACGAGGATGCAACTGCAAATTGATTTAGGTAATTACCATCCCAACGTGTGCCAAGACTATCACAATTATCAAGAATCAATTTCAAATTAAACCTATTACAAATAGTCATCAATTCATCCATATTTGGAGGATTCCCAAGTACAGGAGACAGAAACACGGCTTTGGTCCGGGATGTTACTTTCTTTTCAATCCCACACAAATCAAAATTTAATGTGTCCCATTCAATATCTACAAATACCGGTTTCAATCCGTTTTGACAAATTGTTGATATTGTTGTAGGAAATCCAACCGGTGATACAATTATTTCATCCCCATCTTTCCATCCATAATACTCTTTGAGAGCAGCAATCATAACCAAATTAGCAGATGACCCACTATTGACCATAAATGATCGTTTATTGTGGAACATAACACTAAACATCCTTTCAAACTCGTTTACCTTCTCCCCGGCACTGACCCAATCCCCATTCATAAAAGTATCAATGGCCGCTTCTACTTCTTCCGTATCCCAGTACATCCCACTATACGGAATAAGAGTTTTCCCCGGACGGAAATTAGATCCATAAAGGTATGGAGGCACATGATTGCCTGCCAAAGCTCGTATCTGTTCTGATATATTCATAATCGTTTCAATTCATCATACATAGGTTGCCGACTCCAATATTTACGTTCACGTCCAAATGCCCCTGGATCCTTTTTAAAATTTTCCGCACTAAGCGGATTCTGATCATTATATACACAAAGTATCTTCTTAATATATTTTGTATGCTTTAATCCTGCCATTTCAACCATCGGGTACATAAATGCATTATCGAATGAATGATTTGGATAATGTCCCTGGTAAAGTAAATCTTTTGGATTTATCTTACTCCATAATTTCTTACGACAAGTAATAAGATGAGAAGTGTACCACTTTCGGCTTCTTCGATAAGTACGTGTATTAACAAGAGGTTTACAAAAATCAGCACCTATTGCCCCACTACTTGATATAAAACTCCCATAAGTAAGCCATATATTATCATCCTGATAAACTTCATTTAAGTACTCAAGTACATCATCAGAATACAACCAATCATCCCCACTAAGGAGTACTAATATATCATCATCATTTGCAAATGAGTTAATCGCTGTAATAAAGTTTACACAGCAAAATTCATGTTGAGGCTCATTTCGTATCCCATAAAACGGTTCAGGATATTGTTTTACAATCTCCCACGTGCCATCATCAGAACAATCATCCATAATAGGGACAATATAATTCTTATATGTTTGATTCAATACAGAATCTAAACACTTCCCTATAAAAGGAGCAGCATTCCGCTGAGTTACTACTATGACAAACCTATTTTTCATATTCTAATAATCTTTCACTCCATGGCAGAAAAATGCATCTGCAATTATGTACAACTATACCCTTTGCTACATAAGATTCATCTTCTTCAACACTTAAATTATACATAGGCATTGATCTACTCAATGTCCAATTCTTTACAGAATCAATTTTATAAGGAACTAAATCATATTCTCCCAAATGATTACATAACACTCTCGATAATTCATATTCTATATCATTTAAACATTGATTAATTTTAGTCCCTGTATAATGTAATACGGACCATCCTTCTTTTTCTATTCTTCTATCACGTATATCATCTTTCGCCTTATCCTGATGCCAATACTCTCCATCGCACTCAATAGCGATCTTTAATCCTGGAATTGCAAAATCCACATTGTAGTTTAGAATAGGGTATTGATAAACATATTGGATACCCATCTTATCCAAAAGTTCACTCATCCTTTTCTCTATCCAAGTCATATTTGCACTTTTTCTATGATTAGCCATCAAAGCATTTAATCTTCTTTCAGGATTATTTATATAAAACTCCTTCATACTCCGCTTTGCCTTTTCTACAATTACAGGATCATGCATAGGATTATTTTTCTTCATTCTTTCAGAACTTGATTTTCTATGCTTTGGAAGATTAGTTACTTGCTTAATCACATCTCGCACTTCAGGTCTTTGAAAAGGATGATTTCCTTCTTTCACCATTTGTTGAATTTTTTCATGTGCTTTTTTCGTAATCAAATCACCATTTCTTTCTCCAGATTTATATTGATGAATCATAGATTCCCTATTCTTTTTAGACACAATTTTTCTGTGATTAGGATCACTCCATTGTTTATCTGTAATATCTTTACTTAAACAAGTTCGAGAACAATATTTCTTAAAATATGGAGTAGGTTTTCCACATCGTTTACAAACATTGCCTAATATCATAACTGAATCCCCCGGCTTACACAAACCTGCATCTTTCCAATTCCCATCAGACATAAAAATAGGATGATTGCTTGTCATAGATATTTGTTGTAAAGTACCCTTAAATCTTAAAGTTGTCACATCAGCTTTCTCATTATGTCTTGGTAATGCATAAACTCTTCTAAATCTTCGTTTATGTGTTAAAACCAAATCTCCTACTTTAATTTGACCAATAGGTTTCCATCCTTCTGAAGTATATATTGGAATCTGAGGATCAATAAAACAATTCGGATGAGCCGGGATCATTCCTTCCGCTTCATCAAGGGTATAAACTTTTCCTTCACGTGCTGCACAAATAGGACATACCCTATCATCTTTTCCTGTATTCCATTCAGCTTTCAAATGTATCTTCAATGCCCCAAAATTCCGATATTCCTGTATTGTTGCTAAATGATGAGCTCGTATAATTTCAGTTCTGGCAAGCATATCAGCTCTACGTTGAGCCGGTATAAATCTTCCTATACTGTCTGTTATTCCAAGTTTTCCAAGCCCGGTACCATCAATAGCAGCCACTAACTTACGTGCCAATAAAGCCGGCCCATCACCTTCAGCCAATCCCTGTGCAAGTATTTGACTTATTACATTATCCATTGCATCAGTAATCTCTTTCAATGTGGTGTAAGCTCTGGTATATATAAGCCCCAACCGATCAATATGCATAGGAAGTCCCATGACCATTCCTATACCACCTTGTTCTTCAATTGGAGGAATATCCATTCCTGCATTACGCATTTCATAACGAGCCCGTATAATTCCCCGTTTATAAGCATCAAACAAATACAAATTCATCCAAACGGCTTCTACACTGGCACCAACTTGTTCTAATTCTGCAACAGTAAGTAATCCTTTTTCTACCTGCTGATTTAACCACTTCATAAAACCTGACACTTTAGCAGAACTACGAACAAAAGCAAAAGCCTCTTCAGCCGGAGGAGTAACCTGTAAAGTATGTATTTTCTCCTTCAATCCAAAACAATCCCGTTTATCCACACCTATTTTTATAGCCCCTACAATTTCACGAAACCGTCGCTTCATATCACGAGCAAACGCATTACGTAAAGTTGTGGTATGCGTTGGATCGTAATTCTGTCTTACGGCTTCACTATATGTAACAACTTGTTCCATTATATTTCTTTCTGCTGTCCGGCTTGTCCTTGTCCAAACGGACTTGCATCCTCTTTTGTTTCAGCTTCAATAGTTTCAATTATCTTATTTGCAAGTTCCTCTTCACTTATAATTTCATCACGCATTGCATTGGTAAGAGTAATTTGTTCAGTAGAAAATCCAAGGAAGTACTCATAAAATACACTTGGTGGAATTATACCCTGCGCAATAGGATTATACGTATATTCACGTAAAGCGTTAGCACGAGCTTTTCCAACTTCTACTTTCTCTTTCTCACTCATTGCATAAAGATCACTCCACTTAACAGTATAATCCTCTGATGGCTGAGGCAGTATTTTTAACTCTATTAATCTATCTACAAACTTCCTAAGTATAGCAGGCTCGGCAAAATCCTCTCTGCGTGACTGCACATAGTCTTTCCACTCAGAAGTGTCTTGGGTACTTGCTAACTCTCCTCTCTCACTTCCCATTAGCACACGTTGAGGAATACCCGTTTGTGCAGAGATACAGGAAATAGACACTTTAAAATGTGGTTCAGGGTCAGAAATAGGTTGCGTAAGCGGTTCTATATCTATTCCTTCATTTATAATAAACCGGCGTAAATCATGTTCATATTCATCAAGATGTTCTACAAGTTCACGTCTCATACCTTCAGTCATCTGAAAGTCCTTTTCCACCTTTCCCTGAAAGCCCGGACGAGCATTACGCCAAAACATTTCAGCATCCCCTCCAACTAACTTTTCCAAATCACAAAGTCTGTTATATATCGGCTCAAGACGTGGAGTTCCATATATATCAGATTCCAAAGGATTATCAACGATATGAATAACCCTTGAATAATGAACATCATATACAGTAGGATTACCATTTACATCATCTACATCAAAACTGTAAATAAGAGGCATCCCATATCTTGGATTTGACGGACTGGATTCTAATTTCTTGATCTTTACAGTACTTTCTCCAAATGGTTTAACATAAATCAATTTACGTTGTCCGGATTTTACTGGATTAGCAAAATCCTTTACAGTACGCATATCATCCAATCCTAAAAACAATATTCCATAACGCCCTATCCCCGTAAGACGATCAGCACGTGATAGAATTGTTTTTAGTCCCAATTTACGATTAAGATCAATCCATGCTTTTTCAAATGGAGTATCTTGTGATTTACTTGATTCTAATAGTTCAAGAGGACCTTGCCATGTTGATTTGACCGGTCTGTCAATAATAGCACGAGCAATCTCATGGCGAATATATTTTGCAGAATAATGGGAAAACTCTAATTTCTTTTCATAACCAAGAGCTGAATACAGGTCACGTGAGCCTCCAAATTGCTGACCTAATCGAGCT